CCTCCTGATTGAGTCGGCAGTCAAGTTCCAATCCAAGGCTTCCGGTGAGCTATTCCCATCAAGCGGTCCTGTCAAGGCACAGATACTTGGTAGCTCAGATACTGAAAAAGAATTACAGGCCAACAGGGTTCAGAACTTTATGAACTATCAGGTAACGGAGCAGATGCCCGAATACTTTGATGAGTTTGAAAGAATGCTGTTCCATCTTCCGATTATCGGATCGGCGTTTAAAAAGCTGTATTATGACGCCACGACCAAGCGTCCTAAATCTGAGTTTATTCCTATTGATCAGTTCTATGTGTCGTACTATGCAACTGATCTGTCTAACGCAGACAGGTACACACATGTAATCTACCGTAGTCCTGTAGAAATAGCACGAGATATTAATGCTGGTGTTTATCAGGGCGTTGATCTTCCCGTACCGTCATCTAATAATATTACGACCTTTGCAGAGAAGATGGATACAATTATTGGATTGTCTCCCTCCTCTGATAGTGATCCTCAGTATGTGTTGCTGGAACAACACTGTTATCTTGATATTGAAGAGGAAGATATTCCTCTTCCCTATATTGTTACTGTTGAGAGTCAGTCTCGACAGATACTAAGTATTCGTAGAAACTATAAGCAAGACGATCCAAACAAAGAGAAAATAGAACATTTCGTTCATTACAGGTTTGTACCGGGCTTTGGTTTTTACGGATTAGGTCTTATACATTTCCTTGGTAATTTGACTATGAGTGCTACTGCGGCAATGCGTTCGCTGATAGATGCAGGGCAGTTTGCAAATCTACCGGGAGGATTTAAGGCCAAGGGAGTAAGGATGGTTGGTGACAACGAACCTATTGCTCCCGGCGAGTTCAAGGAGGTTGAAGCAACTGGTATAGATTTGTCAAAGGCTATTGTTCCCCTTCCTTATAAAGAGCCTTCCTCTACTTTATTCCAGATGTTGAATTTCGTAGCTACTGCTGGACAGAAGTTTGCGGACAGCACGGAGCAGGTTATCTCCGATGCTGCCTCCTATGGACCCGTTGGAACCACTATGGCTTTGCTGGAAGCAAGCAGTAAATTTTTCTCAGCAATCCATAAACGGCTTCACAAGTCTCAGAAAGATGAGTTCCGTATTCTTGCTCGCATTGACTATGACTATCTTCCCACTGAATATCCTTATGATGTTCCCTATGAAGATCGTAGTATATTCAAGCAGGACTTTGACGGACGAGTAGATATTATTCCGGTATCTGATCCGAATATTCCCAGCAACGCCCATCGTATGATGATGGCAAACATGGCTCTGCAAATGGCGCAGCAGTCTCCTCCCGGCATGTTCAATCTGGAGGAACTGAACAGAACAATTCTCAATGCAGCCAATATGCCCAATGTTGATCAGATACTTCCACCGAAGATTGAACCTAAACCGCTTGATCCTGTCTCGGATATCATGGCTGCTACCAAGGGTGTGCCTATTGCAGCCTTCCCCGGCCAGAACCATGATGCACATATACAGATTAAGATGGCGTATCTGCAAGACCCCCTAAACGGTGCAAACCCAATTATGGAACGTATTGCTCCGATACTTCAGGCAAATATTCAAGAACATTCTATTATGAAGTATCAGGAACAGATGAATGGTGTTACCGAGCAGATGATGCAGGGTGTTAATCCTGAAGAAGCTCAGAACCCCGCTGTTGTTGAAATGGTCATGGCACAGGCAGCACAACAGGTTCTTAACGCTAATCAGGCTGTGGGTATGGCCCAGTCTCCTGAACAGCAGCTTGTATCTCTGGAACAGGCCAAGGTTGAGCTTGAAAAACAGAAGCTACAATCTGATACTATGGTTCAGGCTGCTGAGATGGAACTGAAAACCAAGAAGCTTAAACTTGAAGAAGCTGATCAGATCATTGATCTTCTCAAGACCAATGCCAGTAACAGTATGAAAGAAGAAAAAGCGGAGCTTGATCGTCAAGCCAAAGAGCGTATTAAAGAACTGGATATTGAAGGCAAGTTAAATATTGAACAATTTAAAGTAACTGTTGAAAATGAAAAAGAAGTTGCTCAAACAATTAAAGATATGTTAGAAGCAAAAATGCAAAATGATAAAGAAATGGAAGAGAAAGCTCTTGAGGCTTTAACACAATTAGCAGTAATGCAGAAGGAGATGACTGATGATGAACAAGGGTAAGGGGTATCCTGAACACGTAAAGGATACTGGTAAAAGTTTTGGCGATGCCTATGCACAGGATGTCACGGGTGGTCGCAATGTTCGTTCTGTTCTTAATGAGTGGGATGAATTCTCTTGGAAGGCTTCTGATGGCAAGAAGGGTTCTAAAAAGAAGTAGATGAATATTTGGGATGAAGTAGTTCAGGGGTTTAACGAAGAAATAAATAAACTCAGACTTACATTATCAAACGGTTCTGCGGAAGACTATTCACATTACCGCCAAATAGTAGGGTCCATCTCAAGTCTTGAGTGGGCCAGAGATAACTTAACAGACATAGTAAAAAAACGTATGTACATGGAGGACGACGAGTAGTAATGCAACAAGTAGGTTTAGGTGGCGCACTAAAAAATGATATGTGGATAACTGAGGATGACGCCCCCGATCCAAGTCCACTACCCACTTTACCGGGCTTTCACGTTTTAGTGCGCCCCGTTACAGTAAAGAGTGTAACCAAAGGCGGTATTCTTATACCGGATTCAACCAAGGATGATATGTCATATCTCACCACTGTCGCACAGGTTCTAGCGTTAGGAGACTTGGCATACATGGATAAGGAAAAGTTTCCAGCAGGAGCATGGTGTAATGTAGGTGACTATGTATGCTATGGTAAACATGCCGGAACTAAATTATTTTACAAGGGTATACGTCTCATACTCTTGTTTGATGATCAGATTATTATGAAAGTAGAAGACGCCAAAGACCTTGATCCCACATTTAATCTGGGAAAAAGCTCTAACTAATTTGGGAAATCAATACTTTTGTGATATAATAATATAAACGTAATCGTTTGTGTCGTTAACAACGGAGAGTAAAATGTCAGAACAAGATGGTTGGAATGATATTGAAGTTCCAGAAGAAGATAAGATTGAAATTGAAATTGAACAGGATGAGCCTGAAGAAGTTAAAGAAGAAGAGGCGCAACCTGTAGTAGAGGCTAAAGAAGAGCCGAAAGAAGAAGAAATTAAAGAAGAGCCTCCTGAACTGGAGGGTATTGAAACTAAAGGTGCTGAAAAAAGAATACGTCAGCTTATTCGCCAACGCAAAGATCGTGAAGAAGAAGTTGAACAGCTATTAGAAACTAATAGAAAACTTACCGAAACATTAAAGCAAAAAGAAGAAGAAGTTTTTAATGTTAGTAAAGATAGTCTTGAAGCATCTGAGAAACAGCTAACAGATAAGATTGACTTAGCTCGTCAGGCTTATCTTGAAGCATTTGAAGAAGGCAATAAGGAACGAGTACTTCAAGCACAGGAAATGCTTAATGATGCTCAAGCCGATTTAAAAAACGTAACTTCAGTAAAGTCTCGTTACTCTGAAGAATATTCTGAGCCTGTTCAGCAAGAAGCACAACCTCCCCTACCAAGACGCAGGGATAGGCGTGCAGAAGAATGGGCAAGTAATAATGAGTGGTTTGGTCAGGATAAAGTTATGACTGCCGCTGCTTTGGCAATCGACGCTGATCTAAAGGAGCAAGGATATGATCCAGATGATGAAGACTTTTATGAAGAAGTTAATAACAGGATTCAAGAAGCCTTTCCACACAAGTTTGGAGAGGTTCAGGAACGTGTGCAGGAAAACACGAACAAACCTGCTCAAGTGGTATCGGGGGCTTCACGCTCGTCTCCGAACTCAAATAGGAAGATTAAGCTTTCGAAAGAAGACGTAAATCTTGCTAATAAATGGGGTATCCCACTTGAAAAGTATGCCGCCGAAAAGCTGAAGGTAACTTCGGCTGATGGTGAATATACTGATATAAACATGTAAGCGTGGAGGAAAGAATATGACACGAAATGAATCACGTACCGAGAGTATGAGAGAACAGAATACCAGAGAAGAAGATTGGACCTTTGAAGAGCCAAATGCCCTTGATATCCCCGATAACGTAAAAGCACGTTTCGATAATGAGGGTATGGCATTGCGTTGGATACGAGTCTCCCTTCAAGGCAAAGATGACATCACGAATGTTGGCAAGAAAATGCAAGCAGGATGGGTGTTCGTAACTCCTGATGAAGTTCCCGAAATGGCTCTAACATCCTTCGTGAGGGATGAAGGCAGGTATCAAGGCTCCGTGTGTCGAGGTGATGTAGCCTTGGTTAAAATGCCAGCCGGAAAAGTGAATGCTCGTAGGAAATTCTATGAAGGTAAATCTAATGATCAGATGGATGCAGTCAACTCTCAGTTGATGAAGAACTCTGATTCACGCTTTCCCATTTCCAATACGAGTCGTTCTGTCACAACCAAGGGAAGGCAACCGTCCTTTCAGGACTAACTTCCCCAACTAAGGAGATGA